TCAGAAACTCTGGATGAGGAGGCTCTGGGGGATATTGCCAATGATGTTATAGATAACTATCAGGCTGACAAGGACTCCCGTGCAGATTGGGAATCCATGTTTGAGAGAGGCTTCGATCTGCTAGGTCTAAAACTTGAACAAGGATCGGAACCCTTCGACGGTGCTTGCACGGCTGTGCATCCTCTCCTGATTGAGTCGGCTGTCAAGTTCCAGTCCAAGGCTTCAGGAGAACTGTTTCCTGTGGGTGGTCCTGTCAAAACCCAGATACTGGGCAAGTCCACTCCAGAGAAAGAGATGCAAGCCAATCGAGTTCAGAACTTCATGAATTATCAACTCACGGAGCAGATGCCTGAATATTTCGATGAGTTTGAAAGAATGCTGTTCCATCTGCCTTTGATTGGATCGGCCTTCAAGAAATTATATTATGATGCTACCTTGAAACGTCCTGCCTCCGAGTTTATTCCTATTGATCAGTTCTATGTGTCTTACTATGCAACCAATCTGCGTAATGCAGACAGATATACACATGTAATATATCGCAGTCCTGTGGAAATTGCCAGAGATATCCGGGCAGGTGTTTATCAAGAAGTGGATCTTCCCACACCCTCAATGGGAGATGTGCCAACTTTCACAGAGAAGATGGATACTATTCTTGGTTTGTCTCCCTCTTCAGATCATGATCCACAATATATTTTATTGGAACAGCATTGTTATCTGGATATCGAGGATGATGATGTGTCGCTTCCCTACATTGTAACTGTGGAGCAACAGTCTCGACAGGTATTGAGTATCCGTAGAAACTATAAGCAGGATGACCCGAACAAAGAAAAAATAAGCCACTTTGTGCATTACAGATTTGTTCCGGGCTTTGGGTTCTACGGCCTAGGTCTTATTCATTTTCTGGGTAATCTGACAATGAGTGCCACAGCAGCCATGCGTTCTTTGATTGATGCTGGGCAATTTGCCAATCTACCTGGAGGATTCAAGGCCAAGGGAGTCAGGATGGTTGGTGACAATGATCCTATCGCACCCGGTGAATTCAAAGAAGTGGAAGCAACCGGAATAGATCTTTCCAAGGCTATTGTGACTCTTCCTTATAAAGAACCTTCTGCCACGCTACATCAAATGCTTAATTTTGTCACCGTGGCTGGACAGAAGTTTGCGGATAGTACCGAACAGGTTATTTCCGATGCGGCTTCATATGGTCCTGTGGGAACTACAATGGCTTTACTGGAAGCCAGCAGCAAGTTCTTCTCGGCTATTCATAAGAGAGTACATAAATCTCAGAAAGATGAATTCAATATACTTGCCCGTATTGATTATGATTATCTTCCCAGGGAATATCCTTATGATGTTCCCAATGAAGATCGAAGTATATTCAAGAAGGATTTTGACGGTCGTATTGATGTTTTACCTGTGTCTGATCCCAATATTCCCAGCAACGCACATCGCATGATGATGGCAAATATGGCTCTGCAAATGGCACAGCAGTCACCCCCAGGCATGTTCAATCTGGAAGCTCTCAACAGAACGATTCTGAATGCAGCCAATATGCCAAACATAGAGGAAATACTTCCTCCCAAGATTGAGCCGAAACCAATAGATCCTGTCTCGGACATAATGGCAGCTACCAAGGGTATTCCCATTGCGGCCTTCCCCGGCCAAAATCATGATGCTCACATACAGGTAAAGACAGCCTATCTGCAAGATCCTATGAATGGTGCTAACCCAATCATGGAACGTATTCGTCCTATTTTGGAATCTAATATTCAAGAACATTCCGTCATGAAATATCAAGAACAAATGAATGGCCTTTCCCAGCAGATTATGCAGGGATCGCCAGATAATCCTGCTGTCTTGGAAATGGCTCTGGCACAAGCTGCCCAGCAAGTCATGAATGCAAATCAGGCGATGGGTCAAGCACAGTCTCCTGAACAACAACTTGTTGCACTGGAACAGGCCAAGGTTGAACTGGAAAAACAAAAAATACAATATGATACCGAAGCACAAGCTGCTGAAATGGTTCTGAAAAATAAAAAGCTTGAGCTGGAAGAGAATGATCAAATTATCAAGATGATGGAATCCAGTGCTGCCGAGAACTTTAAAACAAACAAGGATGAGGAAGACAGATTACTCAAGGCCGGATTAAAATCTGTGGATGTAATTACCCAAGCAGAAATGAAACAACATGAAATGGCACATCAAAAAGAACTCAAAGAAATGGAAGTGATGGCCAAGAGTATAGATGAGAAAGCTAAGTTGGAAATAAAAGAACATGAAATGGACCATCAAAGAGAAATGAAAGATCATGAGATAGATCATGAAAGAGAAATAAAAGAAATGGAGTTGATGATCAAAGATATGATTGAGGAGCGAAGACTTGACTTTGAGGTTCAGAAAGAAGTTTCCAGAGTAGTCAATGAAAACCTGAAGAATAATTCTGAGAATATTGGACAACAAGAATTAAATCTTATGATTCAAATAGCAATTGATCAAGTAGAGGAGAATGAAAATGATGAAGAAGGGTAAGGGATATCCTGAACATGTCGTAAATAAAAGTAAGACATATGGTAATTCGTTTGCGGCAGATGTTGTAGGGCCACGCAGTAGACGTGCTGTTCTGAATGAATGGCCCGACTATGCATGGAAAATGCCGGAACCAGCAAAGAAATCACGTAAGAGTACTCTCTTTGGCTGATGGATATCTGGGATGAAATCGTTCAAGAACTTAACCAGGAAATTAATCAGCTTAGAATAACTATAGGTAATGGTTCTGCGGAGGATTATCCGCATTATCGCCAAGTTGTAGGTTCAATCTCCGGTCTGGAATGGGCCAGAGACAATCTCACAAGTATAGTAAAGAAACGCATATACATGGAAGAAGAGGAGTAAAATGCAACAGATAAATTTAGGTGGTGCTATAAAGAATGATTTGTGGGTGACAGATCTGGAGGAACAACCCGATCCGTCTCCCTTGCCAGAACTTCCGGGTTTTAACATACTGGTAAGACCTGTATCGGTAAAGGGTGTAACCAAGGGTGGTATTCTCATACCGGACTCAACCAAGGATGACATGGCATATCTAACTACGGTAGGAAAAGTTTTGGCTATGGGTGATCTGGCCTATCTCGATAAAGATAAATTTCCTGCCGGAGCTTGGTGTACTGTGGGAGACTACATTTGTTATGGCAAGCATGTAGGGTCCAAGCTTTTCTATAAGGGTGTGAGGCTTATTCTTTTATTTGATGATCAGATTATCATGCGTGTGGAAGATCCCAAAGATCTTGATCCAACTTTTAATCTGGGCTGATTTGGGAAACTCACTATAATGTGGTATAATAGAATAAACGTAAATCGTTTGTGTCGTTAACAGCGGAGAGTAAAAATGGATGAAAAAGATGAATGGGAAACTGTAGAGGTTTCCAGCGATGATGTTCCTTATGAAATCGAGGAAGAGGAAGAAGTAACGGAAAGTGCTCCCACCCCAGAACCAGAGGAGGTTGCCTCCAAACAAACTGAAGAAGCTCCTACAGAACTGGAAGGTATTAATACCAGGGGAGCAGAGAAGCGTATCCGGCAACTTATAAGACAACGTAAGGAGCGGGATGAGCAGATTCAACAGTTAATGCAAAGTAATGAAGATCTGACAAATACACTTCTTGAAAAGAATCAGGAAGTAAATTCCATAGCAAAACAGAGTCTGGATGCCAGTGAGAAACAATTAACGGATAAAATGGATTTAGCCAGATCTGTCTATATGGAAGCTTTTGAAGAAGGTGACAAGGAAAAAGTTCTTAAAGCTCAAGAAATGTTGAATGATGCTCAATCAGATTTAAAAACGGTTCATATATATAGAGCTAATAATGAAGAGCAGGAAGAAGAGGAATACTATTCAGAACCTATAGAAGAATCCTTTGTACCTGCTCCTGTTTATGATCCAAGGGCCAGAGATTGGGCCGAAGATAATGAATGGTTTGGAGCTGATCATGTAATGACCGCTGCTGCTTTGGCAATTGATAATCAATTAAAGGAAGAAGGCTATAATCCAAATGATCAAGAATTTTATCAAGAAATTGATAGTCGAATCAAAGAAGCTTTTCCGCAAAAGTTTGGAAAAGTTCAAGAACGTGCGCAGGAAAACACGACGGAACCTGCTCAAGTGGTGTCGGGGGCTTCACGCTCGTCTCCGAATTCTTCCAAGAAAGTTAAACTTTCTAAAGAAGATATAAGACTTGCCCAGAAGTGGGGCATTCCACTTGAATACTATGCTGCCGAAAAGCTTAAAGTTAGTAAAGCTGACGGCGAATATACCAATATTAATTAGGCGTGGAGGAAAGAAACATGACAATACGAAATGAATCACGTAGCGAGACGCTTCGGGAAAATCAACAGCGAGAAGAGGAATGGACCTTTGAAGAGCCAGATGCCTTGGCAATACCGGAAGCTGTGGAAGCCCGGTTTACTGCCGAGGGACTGTCTCTACGTTGGATACGTATATCCGTGAAGGGCCAGGAAGACAAGGCAAATATTGGCAAGAAACAGCAAGAAGGCTGGATTTTTGTCGCTCCTGAAGAGGTTCCTGAAATGAATTTAACTTCCTTCGTGGGGGAAGAGGGTCGGTCAGAAGGCGCAGTCTGTCGTGGTGACTTGGCATTGGCCAAGATGCCCACCGGCAAAGTAAAGGCTCGACAGAAATTTTACGAGGATAAGGCAAATAAAATGATGGATGCAGTGAATGCACAGCTCATGAAAAATTCTGATTCTCGTATGCCTATTTCTAATTCGAGCCGCTCAGTAACAACCAGAGGGAGACAACCTTCTTTTCAAGATTAACTCCCTCCAAGTAAAGGAGATGAAACATGTCTACTACTAAAGCATTTCGTGGTTTCGTTCCTGCTCGTATGAAAGGCGGCGCTTATAATAATGAGGCTGTCACTGACATGATCACGCTTACCTCCACAGGTCAAACGGGATCACCAACTAACAACATTTTCACAGGTGATCCGGTAGTGATGCCGGGGGCAAACTTTGCCACTATTTCACCTTATGTTGCTGGTACCCTAAAGCCTTCGGGCGTTTTTATGGGTTGCCAATATGTGGAAAATGGAGAACAGAAGTTCTCTCGTTTTTGGAATGGCGGAACGAGCGCCACGGATATCAAGTTCTTTGTGATAACTAATCCTGATCAGACTTATCATATTCAGGCTTCTTTGTCGCTCTCGGCGGCTGAGTTGTTA